TCGCCTTGCGTCTTAACGATTGCGTACTCCTCGTCAGTCAGCCAACGGCTAGGCGCGAAGTGCAACTTGGGCGCTTCTGCTTTCGTGTCGAACTTCATGCGAGTCACAATCATCTCGGGGCTGATGGGTGGGTTCTGCATTGCCAAGTTGCGAGCGAAGGCTTGCAATGGGCGCTTGTCTCCGTCTTCCTTACCAAACACCGAAGTGGCTGGCAAAGTCAACTGCAGTACTGCACCTTCAATGTTGTTCTCAAGCACCACAGCCAAGCGTTGTTGGTAGCGGCAGGCACGGCTATTGCCTTGACCTGAACCCGCGATGTTCTGAGGGCAACTCATGCAAGTAGTACCTTGCTTGTTCTCAGCGGATGCGTCTGGGCGCTCACCATCGTTGCTCCAGCAGTCAGGGCCAGTGATGTTGTCACCGTCATAAGACTTAGCATAGAAGATGCGGCTGACCTTGGGCGCAGCCTTAACAATGATGACGTCCAAGAAGCGCTCGTCGATAGAGGCAATCTCTTTACCACCGGCCAGCAAACGGAACACACCACCTTTGATGGAGATGCGTTGAGTGCTATTGCCTACGCCGCCACCCGTTAGGGCTTTGGCTGTCTCAGATAACTCGTGGTTGCGTGCGAATGAGGGAGCATTGGAAGGGTTGAATAGTGCGATATTAGTCATGATAAATTTACTTGGTTGGTTTAGTTACGCGAATCTCAAACTCCGTTACAGAGTTCAAGCCCGGCGGGAGAGAGCCCGGGTTCTCTTCGAGGTACCGTGCCATGTTGGTTTGCGCGATGCGTTTCTCCAGCAAGTCCACGACTTCATTCTCAAGAATAAACTTTTTGAATGAGTCCCAGTCCTGCGTGTTGTAACGCGTCTTGGTCACCATTGACACAGTTCCAAAGGAAGTCTGCACGGACTTGACGCCCATGGACTTCATCTGGTCTTTCATCGCAAAGCGGATTTCATCTTGCTGTGCCTTCAGAGTTTCGATTTCGGTGTCGTACTCCTGAGTCAAGCGGTCGATGCGCTCCTTGATTTTGCGATAGATTTTTGCGAGCCTGTCCAGAGGTACTGGCTCTTGGGTTTCTTCAGACATTGTGCTTTCTCCTGTATTTGTTTTTGTCTAAGGTTTGACAGTTTACATAGATTTCTTCGTGTTGCAACCCCCTTTCATGAATTTATTTCTGTGTCGAACATCTCTGTAAGTAAAGAGTTATCACTTACTTTTGCTTCTAATGCTTTAAACATCTTCTTCTCGATTGGGCTACCTTGAATGTGTATTACAGTAACTTTGTCGGAGTCTTGACCTTTGCGATCTGCTCGTGCTATGCACTGCACGTACTGCTCAACAGACATCAATGGGCCATAAAACACCACTGTGTCAGCGGCAGTTAGGGTAATCCCGTGTGCACTAGCTTGCGGTTGCATCACCAACACGCGGGGGTCAGGTTCTGTTTGGAATCTACGAATAGTGTCTGCGCGTTTGGGCGGTGTCACACTGCCGTGGATGCACTCGTTGGCGATGCCCTTCTTCAAGAGGTGGTTGTGGATGCTGTCGATGGTGCTCCGAAACAAAGCAAAGATGATGACCTTGCGTGTCGTCTCCTCCAAGATTTCTTCTAGCACACCAAGGCGAGGCGCTGAGTCAAACTCCACGACTTCCTTATCGTCCGTGTAGGCCGCACCGCAACTGATCTGCAAGAGCTTAGTGACGCCTGCTGCAGCGTTCACTGCACTGATCGTCTCGCCTGCCGCATACACCATCATCTTGTCTTTGAGTATGTTGTAATACTTGGCTTGCTGTGGGGTCAGTGGGACTTCACGCGTCATGGTAATGACAGGCGGTAGGTCTAGGCACATCTCTTTGGTAAAGCGAATGGCCGGTTGCAGGGCTTCATGTACCAACTCGGGTGCGTTGGGTTTAGCCGCCCACTTAAACATCGTGATCTTGTGCATGACCTGATCGCGCCACGCAGTGAAGAACTTGGGCACACCATCGGGGTTCACCAACTTGGCCAAGCCGTACGCATCAGCAGGCGACTGCGATGCGGGAGTGCCCGTCATCATCCACAAGAACGTGTTGGGCTTGATGATGGATTTCAATGTCTTCCAACGCTTAGTTGTCATGGTCTTGTAGGCGTTAGCCTCGTCAACAATGATTAAATCAAAGCGTCCATCGTTATTGATCTCGTCAGCGATCAGGTTCAACCCATCGTAGTTGGCGATTACGAACTCGTAGTCCTGCTGAACCATCTCGATACGCCGACTAGCTTGCGAGTGGTGCGCGACAATGGCAGAGCGATGGATGATGCTGTTGTTCAGATCGCCAAGCCACGCAGACTGCATGATCGACAAGGGACACAGTATCAAACAACGTCTGATTTCACCGCGTTGCATCAGGTAATCAGCCGCCCATAGTGCAGACAAAGTTTTACCAGTGCCCGGCTCGCTAAACACGAAGGCTTTGCGATTGAGCGTTAAGAAAGATGCGGTATCAATCTGATGCGCCATGGGTTTATATTTACCCGGCCAGTTATATCTCCTAGTGATAGGTGACTGAATGTTTTTCACACCCAAGTTACGCAATACCCGACACTCGTCAAGACCCCAATAGACAGCGACATCAAAGCCGCCGTCCATGCGCTCAATAATTTTATGCTTCGGTATTACCTGATACTTTTGTGGGTTGCGGGTGCGAAAGACAAGTGCTTTGTCCTCGATGATTTCCATGCTTTCTCCGTTTATTTATTATCTGATCTGTTCGCTGACTTACTTCGCATACGAAGGTTGCCCTTCGCTGACGTACCGCCTGAGCGCATAGGCTTGATGTGATCCACATCTTTGCCATCACCCTTGGTGGCCGCACCCGTCTTCTCCATCATGCGCCTAGCCTTGACTCGGTCTGCGCGTTTCTTGATTTGATCGGGCTTGCCTTGGTAGTTGTCGTACTCACTGCGATAGTTGCGTGTAGCCATGATTGCTCCTAGTGTTTAACAGGGGGTTTAAGTAATTCGGCAATAGAGACATCAGACTCAACAGTCATCAGGCGCACCATCTCGGGAGCCATCTGCTCTACGATTGCTTTTGCTGTGAAGTTTGCTTTGTCTGCTTGCTTTGAGAACTGTTTGGTAACCGTCACCATGACGGCTCCATCTGTCTTGCCGCTAAGCATTACTTTGTTTCTCTCAAGCGCGTCATGTACTGCGTCAGCCATGTTGCTTGCTTGGGCTGTCCACGCACTGAACGTGCGGCCTTCGTCTGAGTCGGTCATGATGTCGATGTCGTATACGTGCATAATTTTCTCCTTAATGTTTGGGATGGTTTTCACAAGTTGTAACGGGACACCAAGGACACAGCGGTGAAGGTCTTGGGTTCCATACGCCTGCTGCATGCGCTTGCTCAATCCGCGCTACGCGTTGGCGGTACTGCCACCACTCAGCTTCGGCTTGGTCAACCGTGTATGACGCCCTAACCATATCATCCTTGACCACGAACAGCAATGCTGCGTTGACCTTGCGGATGTGTGGGAAGTGGGCGAACACCATGAGCGCCATCAGTTTGAGTTGCTCACGGTCAGGGTACTTGTTGTTGCCGGTCTTGTAGTCCACAACCCAACAAGTTAAGTTCTCATCGTCAATGATGAGTAAGTCAGCAATACCGCGAAGCCACACATCTTTGCCAAGGAACTCGCAGGGCTTCAGATCAACAGTCAATCCCATCTTGTACTCGCACAGCTTTCTTCCGGGCTTGGCATTCAGGGCATCGAGCGTGTCCTTGATGTACTCAAACTCTTTGGGAATAGGCTTGCCTTCTTTGATGTAAAGCTCTGCCGCCTCATGCAGTACCGTGCCGTAGCGCGTCGCTTCAGTCTCTTGGAACTTGTAGTTCTTCAAGACCTTCACTTCGTGATACCTACGGGCACAGCCCTCGTAATCCTTGAGGGATGAGTGGCTCCATGTAATTGGCTTGGTCATTCGTTTTCTTTCAGCGTGGGCTAGGGTGTGGGCGGTGAGGGTGGTTAGTAAAAATACACGCCGCTTCACTCAAACTTCGCAGTCTTTATGGCTACTGTTAATCGGTTGGCAAACTGTGTAACAAACGCCTCGTTTTTATTGAGATCGTACTGCCCCATGTCCTCCAGTATGGCGTGAACAACCTCATGCCAGAACGTGTCAGCTAACTCATCCTTGCTGAACCTACGCCCCGTGATGTTGCTGGTCTTGCCAAGCCGGATGCACTGCTCTGGATAGAACGTGCGCCCCATATCTCGGCGGTGAAGCATGGCTTCCACCACCTCCACGCTGTACCACTTCCTGCCCACACGCATACGCGTTGGTAACTTCATA